GGCCACGGAACAGGCACACCAACGGGTAACGCTGAGCCTTCTCCCAAACCAAGGTATGTGAGAATGTCGGCAATAGTGCTTTTACCGATAATGTCTCGGCCTACCTGAGTGAGGTCGGTCAAAGCTGCAGTATCATCCCCGTTGAAATACGGTAATTTATTCGCAACGCCCACTAACGCGGCTAACGCCGTCAATGTAGGATCCAGCGGCTGGAAGTTCCCAAGGATGTAGGACAGCGTTCCGGCCGTCATCATGTTTGCCGCAATGTCATTTGCTGACCACGCTCGTGGGACAGTTCCTTCCTGCCCACGCTGAATAGTAAAGACATCACCAGCCCGGGCAGTAACATGAACAATCTCCGTAAGAGAACCGGTTGCAGCATCAATCAGCGTCAGCTTAAAGAAACTTGTGCCTGATACCGGAGAAGGAAATAGTGCACCAGTTCCGGTATTTAGTGTCAACGATGTTGCTGAGGCGCTAATGCCAGCCGCCAGAACGCTTTGAGCATTGTTAGCAGCTAAAAGTTGAAGTGCCATTTATCCTCCGGGATTCGGGCAATAAAAAACCCGCCGAAGCGGGTTTGGTTAACGATTTTTAGTTAATTACAAATTCTGCATTATTGATACATAGAGACTAAAGCGAGTAATAGCAATTATTTCTGGTATTAAAAAAACCACCTGAGTGGTCCTTTATAAAAATCATGCCTTTTTGCAATCAAATATATCAATACCACCTGATGAACCTAAATCCATGACATAACGAACAGCATCTTTACTTGGCTCGGTATCCAAGTGGTTATCAAATAACCTTATCAGGTAGCTACTGCCATCATAGCTTGCATTAACTACCAAAGAACCACCAGGAGACATTCCACTTCGCTCACCAGATGCTGAATCAATGACCCTGAGTTTTGGGGAAATAATTTGATAACCATTGGAAAAAACAAACCCAACCACATCCACGTTATCTTTAACCCCAACCCGAATATTACTACTATCAACAGGGCCGCTTGCAATATTAAATTTCACCTTACAATAAAATAACTCCCCTACGTTTACTGGAGTTTGCTTACTCATTTTTTTTGACTTCTTATCGTCTTCTTTTATTTTTTCAATAGCACGCACATAATAATCATATACACAACTGTCAGCATCAAAAACAGTACAACTAGATGTGAGCGCCTCTAAGAATTGGTCATCTTCCTTTCCTAATCTTAGGTATTGATTTCTAGCTTCAGCGGTAGTCTTTGGTCCTTTGGTTGTATTAACGCTCATCCCAGGCTTCGACAAGGATAAAAGAAGATCTCTTTTTTGTTGTAATGTCTGAGCAGAATCCCAAGCCTGATTTAAAGACCTTTCATGTAAATGTTCGCAACCAGAAATAAGAAGTGAAAGCGCAATAATAATTCCTTTTTTCATTTTCCTGTGCCCATGCTGTGAGTGATGCATAATTATACACCACTCACCCAATGATAGTCACGCTAACGGGTTGATAAAAAGGCATGTGAAGAAGGCCGCTGTCAAATGCCTGTTTGAACAGAGATGCATATTCATAGTCTGTGCTTTTTATCAAGACGCTTTTGTTTTGATTAAAAGTCTGTGAGTTATAAGTGAAGTGATTAAACATGGAGGCGTCTGTTAACTTCCTGAACCCCTTAATTATTGAGATGCTTGCCCCTGAACTTGAGAACAAGACCGAGATACTCCACCTCTGATCGTTAACAACATCCACCCCGTCGACCCCGGTCAAAAAACGCATTATTCGGCGCTTCAGCCATGGGATAGTGAAGTAGTACCCATCACCCTTGTAGAAGTTCCATGTCATGATGCGCTTGAACAGATCATCGGAGACAACAACCTGCTCAGACTGATTTACCACCTTCCGCCCATTAAATGGCAGCTGGTTAAACAGCATGGCATTGTACGGGCCGTAAACGGTTCGCTTCCCACTGATAAGCACTGGCGGCTTAACGCCATAAATCCCTCTGGCTATCCATTTCAGCTGGTCACCAACATTGTATCCGCCAACAAATATCGGCAGGTTGGCGTTAATCATCCATGAATAAATTTCCTGTGCCATGGTGTTATACGCAGTAACGAACGCCTGAAGATCATCATCGTCGTTATACTGCGTATACAGGTATGATTTAATGATATCTTCCAGCATGTTATATCCCGTCGACAATCACCCCATCTGAGGCAATGTACCAGTAACTGTATGGGTCACCGCTGATGATATTAGTCCCGGCGTCCACGCCTGTGATAATTCCATTCACAGTAACAATAACGTTCAAAGTCGAGATTAGGCTCATATCAAGCGTGCTGTTAATGGCCTGAAGAAATACATCCTTGACGTTATTGATATTCATCGGATTGCCAGCAAATATCCCGTTCACATAATTGATTACTGGCTGCGACACCAGCGATGCTATAGTCGCGTCAGTAAGGTAGTTGGCGCTTTCCGTGGCCCATTCAAATTTAATCGTTACCAGTTGCTGCAGCGGAATGACGAACGGGATAACGTAGTTATCCGGCCAGTCATTAATAGTGACAACGTTATTTCGCAGGTTAGGCGTGACTATACCTCCACCTGTCCATGCACCTGAGGCAGTGGTGTTAATGCCTATAGAGAAGGTATGCGGGCTCAACACGGTAATGGTTAGTGACACGTTATTAATGCCGGTCATGCCGGTTACACCAGCGATTTTTATAACCTGTCCCGTGCTGAAACCGTGGGTGATATCTGTCGTGACGACGCCAGGGTTTGCATTGGTGATCCCGGTTACATTCAAATCGGTCCCTTTCAGCCTGCTGATGTCGCCAGCTGATTTATAAATCGCCCCGGCCATCTCATAGATATCACCGCCACCACACATCACAATCCACGCATTACCGCTCTGAACGACTGAAACCAGTCGGGCCTGAACATTGCTCAGGTCGGTAAGCTTCTGCCGGATAAAACCAGGGTATCCCTGAACGGTCGACATCTGAGCTTCCCAGACGCGCTCGCGAAACTCGTAGTTAGTTTCTGGCGCCCCGCCTGGCGTTCCGGCAACAGGGTTGGTACAGGTCAGGGTGATATCCGACGGCAGACTGGTAAGTATCTGGTTAACAGATCCTGCGGGTACAGCCCATGACCCGGTATTTGTCGCAACACCGGTTACCATCGAACTGACACCTGATGACAAAATTATTGTCGCGTCGGCGATCTGATAGGTATAGGTGCCATCACTGACCAGAAACCCCTGGGGCACTACGAACCCGGCGGGACCGCCAAACACCACCGGAACGGTTGTCGCCCCCTCGGTTTTTTGTTCGCTAATTCCTGACTGCTGCGCCAGAAGGTTCAGCATGTACATATTCGCTTTCAGCGGGCCAACTGAGTTTATGAGGTCGACGCGGATCTGATCGGCAATGAGCAGCGCGCCAACGTCGGTACCGACGATATCCTCAATCAGCGATCCCGGAAGGTCCGTAGTAATACCCGGTGATAACTCAGTGGCTCTGGATACCAGATCTGCGCGCAGTTCTTCGGATGTTTTCGGCACTGGCCCGGCTGCGTCATAGCTTACGGACAAATCACTCATACGTTCACCGTTGTGATAATTTTAGAACCGGCGTTCGTTATCGCCGAAATGTTGTATACGGGCGGGTCATCACTCACCATGGCGATCTGCAGCGATGAGAAATACTGGCTAAATTGCCGCTGAAGCCTGTCAACATAGTAGGTTGGCAGCACCTGCTGAATGACCGAGCTCTGCGCCGGAATGCCATTATTTGCAAAAAATGGTGACTCCTGCGGCGCCAGCTTCAGATTCTGGATCAGCGTCGTAAGATAGATGGAGTCGTTGAAACCATTTTCATCCGGCACCACCAGCACCCACTTGCCATTTGCATCTCTCCCGTAGGTTCTCATTGCGTGATATTCCCGTTGAAAGTGGTGGTCGGAGCGCCAGTGTTTGATCCGCCATTACCGTTTGAATGCCGATGAGAGTTCAACCAGGTAACCAGCGCCGCCCAGCCGGTATGCATAATCTCCGGGCTGGTGCTGGCGGTTGAATCCTGCAACTTCCCGCTCTGGCCAGTGATGCTCCACATACCCTGCGTTAGGGTAAGGACAGTGCTGCCGACAGTGACCTTGAACTGGTCCACGGCAGCGATTGTTACGCTGTCAGGCATTAACAGAAACGTCGTGTTGCTTCCCTGGTCCCGGATAGTAACTCCCTCAGGACCGTAGATAGTGACAACGTTCCCGTCGACGGCCTCCCATTCAGTGTTACTGATCGGAAGGTATACCAGGGCGCTAAGGTTGGCGGGAGGAGTAAGGTCGGCGATACCACCGCCCTGCCCGCTGACACCGCCAAGATAGGTGTCTGCGGGAATAACAATTCCTTTATCTCCTGGCTGCATCGGATAGCGGATGTACTGCGGACCGAAGAGTGGGATCGTGACATTAGGGAAAGCGTATGGCGTGTCATGCAGCTCGAAGGCCACCGTGACCATGTTGCCTTTCTGCTCAACAATGCTGGCCGGAAGTATCTTCCCGGCAGCCTGGAACGCCTCTTCAAATTTCTGCTCAGCGAACCTGTTCATGTTCCGGCCGAAATTTAGCTTCTGGTCAACACTCATTTTGTCTTAACCGCCTCCGCCGGGTATGCCTCAATCACGGTGATCCACGCCTCTGCTGTTGGTTGCCTGCTGTTACCCAGCAACCTCACCGACTGAACGACAAATTCGCCGTTAAACGCTGAGTCATCGCGAAACTGTGAGTAAGATGAAGCCTGAATCATCGGCCTGGCCTTCTCCGGCATCAGGATGTGGTCGCCAGTCTGCAGGTCAGCGCGCATAACGCAGATTACGCTGACAACGCCAAAGCTGATCCACGTTGGCTGCCCTACCAGATCATTGAACTTAATCTTGACAGGGTTTTTGCTTCTTTCTGTAGCGCTTGTTTTCGAATTCTGGTCTGGATGGTTGGCGTAATCGTTATCCCATACCCGTATTTCGTTGCCGTTGACCACGGCAATTTCCACGCCCGTGTAGCCTGGGTCTTTGATGCGTGACAGCGAAAACGCCCTCAGGTTCTTTGCCAACTCAGTGAGGGAGCCACAGAATATTGGGCGATCGTAATTCAGGATTAGCCTGTCGCTGATGCTGATGTTCGGCCTAAACCCGCCCATCGTCATGACGCATTGTGTCAGCGCAACGGAGAGTTTCTGCCCCATGGACCATGGCATGGTAACCTGTAGCGGGACCATCTCACCTCTGGCCGTTGTGTTAACTGGGCCAGAAACAATGATGAAGTCCAGTCGTAATTCTGTGCCCTGCCAGTTGCCGAACACCTGAAAAATATAACCTTCAATAGCTAGCTTTTTGTTCCCCGCACCTGCCAGTGGGAGCCCTTTTGACATGCCAACAAAGATCTGAATTTTTTTGCCATAGAGGTTCTGCCTTGCCTGCTGCATTTCTCTCGGCCCAATCCCCCATATTGTTAAATGGGTTTCACCCTGCGGGGTAGACTCTCCGAACCTGAGAATGTCAAATTCAACCATCAAGGCGCCAGGGTTGTACGCTCCATTTTTATGACTGGAGTAGTGCTGGATGACTTTATCATTGCTATCAAGAATGTTAATTTCGTAATAGCGCATCAGCTCGTTACCTCAATCTGCCCGTTCTTTTCATGCCAGATCATGGTTGTCGATGTGAATACCCCATTCAGAAGGTTTATCCCTCCGGTAGACGTCGAGCCTACAACGGCAGTATTCAGTACCGGATTGCCGGCACTGTTGGTGATCAAGAGATACCAGCGCTGTGCGGCTATGTTCCATTTCATCTGGCAGGTATAGACCGTCCCGTCGAGAACCGGCGAGAACGTCATGCTCTTCATTTCAAGCCCGGTAAATGGGTAATTGACGGTGCTCATATGCCAAATACCCCCTGAAGCTTGCCGATCACGCCAGTTATCGCTTCAGTCACCGATCCACCAAGCGATGTATTGCCGAGTGCACTGACTGTGTTCGTCCAGGCGCTGCTTGGATTCTTATGTCCTGCATCAATTTTACTGAGGAAGCTGTTAACGGCCTGGTCAGCAGCAGTTTCGGTAATCAGTGGCTGCTCAAAATCCCAGAGCCATGACCGCTGAGGAAGCGGATCATTACCGGATGAGTTGTCCTTAACCGTTTTCAGGATGCAGTTGTTGTAGATAATTGACGGCGTGGCCACGATGTAAGTCCCGCCCAGGTTGGCATGCGCCTGAAGCACCGCCTGCAGCGCGCTCAGTGTTACCAGTTTGGTCATAGCGCCAGTATTCTCGTTCACTGGCGCATCCATCATCAGGCTGACCCTCAGCGGCTGAGCCAGAAGCGCGTTGGCCGCGACGGTCTGGTTAGCGAATGGGTATTTAGCGATGTCATAGTCGACCATCGTTGCGCCCTGAACAGGACGCCAGTGACAGAAATATTTATCCAGATCGGTAAGGTTGATTGCTCCGCCGATCAGCCCGGTTACAAAGCTGGCGCTCTGGGTTAGTGCCACTATGGGCAGCATGCCGCCGGGGATAGCCTCCGCAACTCCATTGCAGAGGATCACCGGGGATATTTCGAAGCCAAGCCGGTAGAGCTCGCGAGTAAATGCCATTATCATCGAACTCCGAGTTGTGAACTGGAAACAACGGCATTCCCGCCAGTGTTGTTATAAACGACCATTCCAGAGCCGTTCCCAGTAAGCCCTCTGTCAACAATCTGTTGCAGCAGCTGGTTGGTCTTGTTCGTATTTTTGGCAACCTCTGAATTGTCGCTGCCATTTTCTATTGCAGGGTTTTTACGTGAACCCTGCATTTCCGCGTACTGCTCTTTAGCGCTTAGCGCAGGAACTCCGTAAATCTGCTGGTATTTTTCATTAACCCTTCCTGGATATGCGATGTTCTCGGCACTACCGCGCCTGACTCCGCCGTTGTAATACCGCAATGCTTCCTCCAGATCACCACCAGCATTTTTGTTAGCCCAGTTCATCCCGTCACGCAGAACTCTTGCCCCAGCCATGATGTTATCGTGAGGATCGAATGGCTTTTCTCCCGGCTTGAAGTTGTCTGGCATAACTTGCATTAACCCTTGCGCGCCAGCCTTGGAAACTGCGTTTTGGTCCCATGATGACTCAGCCGCAGCCATGGCCTTTAATAGCTTCGGATCAACGTTGTACTTTTTAGCCGCCTCTTCGAAATACTCATCGTATTGAACCGGGGCCACTCCTGAAGCCAGTTTTAACTTTTTCAGCCAGCCGGGAACGTTAGGATCGCTCTCACTCCCGGGAACATAATCAGGGCCGCCGTTCGGGTCGTGAACAGTCTGGTTGTTAAGCATTGGCGATGATGCTGCCATAAACTCACTCACGCTGCTTTTGCCAGTGAATAGGTCAATTACTCTACCTATCGACTGACCGAGCCTGCGCAGGCCGTCCATAAAATCATCAACATCTTTGGCGAAATCAGGTGACGCCAGGTAATTACCGAAGCGTTCTATGCCACTGGCCAGCCCGTCAATCCACTTACCGAGTTCTGGCGACTGCAGCACCGTATCAATGGCACCGGCCAGCGCGTCAGAGAGTTTACTCAGCTGAGGAGTGAGCGGACCAAGACCGCGCACAAACGTGTTACGAATGCTCTGCCCGCTGTAATCCAACTGGACGTTGAAATCCTGCCACTGCCGCGCCTGCTGATCGGTGATCTGCAGTAGCTTCGCATCCTTCTGCGCCCGGCGCTCCATCGCATCGATTTCTTCATCGCTCATATTTTTAAAGCGATTCAGGTCATCCAGGCTGAAGAAGTTCGTCAGGCCGTAGGCGTTGGCCCCCTGTAGGGTGCTTCCGTTTTTGACAAAGATGTCTCGCGCATTGCGAATCATCTGCGGCAGGAGTTTAGCCGGGTCCTGGTCTGGGTTGTTAATCCCCATAGCCTGGAATGTCCAGCGCTTTGACAGATCCATCTGGCTGTCGCGGATAGCGCCCAGCGTTCCCGTCGGGTTGCCGAGCGCTTTCTGGTAGTTAATGGCTGTCGAGTCCAGCGCGCCGATGCTCGTACCGATCCCGAGAGAGGTGAAACGCTGGGAGCCGGTTGTGGCCGCCAGCCGGTTAAGCCCGAAAAGACCGCCTACACCCAGCACGCCGGTGAACAGGCCGACGATACCACCCCATGACAGCAGGCTTGTGGTTGCATCCCTGATGTGCCCTGCCAGCGATTTCGCGTCCTTCGTGGCATCACTCAAAAAACCCTTTGATGAGCGGGTTTTCTTGTTGAAGTCTTCCTGACTTTTATTCGCCCGGTCCAGGCTGTCGGTGAGCCTATCAAGCCCGCTGTTTATCGACAGAATCGCGCTTGCCCCCTCAGAAAAGGCTTTAGCCAGTAGGTCGCCCTCTGTTTTCGCTTTCGCCGTCTCTTTGGTGGCATCCGTGGCGCCATGCGCCAGCCCGCGCCATGCTTCAGGAAGGTCCTCAAGTGCAGCCTGATATTCTTTAAACTTCTCCATAAAAGCGACAAACTTGTCGTCATTTACGTCAATATCGACAATAGACTTAGCCACCATTGAAGGAACCCCTGTCTTTTAGCGCGGAAATAATGTAACGCTGGCGGTACTGCGCCGGGCTGGCGAACTCTTCGCCGGTAATTTCCCTGATCACCCGCCAGAAACCCTCGTTAGACGCCCAGTCTAGGAGGGTATGTATGACGTTTCCGGCTGGGCACTCGGGGTCTGGATATCGGTAGGCGGATTCGACGTCAGCAACGAATCGCGGAACGCCGTAACGCTCAATGATTCGAGTTGCCCACCGAACATGCCGATCACTGATCCCACTGTCGGGGCGATCAGGTGAGCTTTCTGAATGGCAGAGGTAACCATAAAAAAAACCACCTCACCTTCAACTTCGCGGTATTCGTCAGGAGAGATAATCCCCTGCTTCATCGCGACTTCGAAAGATGCAGTTTTCCAGTTACCGCCGTCATTCCAGACCACAGATGTAAGGCGCTGGATCTCGTCAACGATGGTTGGGGCCTGCTGGGCCTGCTGGCTAGCTTCGTCCATCAGCTCCTGCTCTCGCTTGAGCTTTTTGCGGAGCATCATTGCGGCGACGCGCGCCGCGCCCAGACCGCCGACCTGCGAGATGAAGTTGGTAAAGAGATTGCCCAGCAGCAGGCAATGCTCCTCCACCACCTCATACGGGAACGGGGTCACATGCAGGTACACGATTGACCCGTCGTCCCGGGTGATGTTTGTTACTAGGTTGAGCTTTTTGTCTATTTTCACAATCAGACCCACATGTTGTCGTTAGCCAGGATATAACCGCTGATGGTCACCACGTACCCGGCATCCATACCGGTAAAAGGCAGCTCGTTGAAGTTCACCAGGTAAGCGTTAAGCACGGTGAAATTGCTGAGCGTGTTCGCATCCGGGGTGATCACCACCTCGCCCAGTGCCGTATCGGTGGCGAAGCGGTTTTTGTAGCTGTCGCTCAGGCCCTGCGTGCGCAGCAGATGGACGGTGACAGTCACCTGCTGATATGGCGCCTGACTGCCTACGGTGCCGGTCAGCGTCGGGATAATGTCCGTCGCCGGGCCATCAGGACGCATGCTGATGGCGTCCTTGCCAAGGTAAGAGGCGGTGATGTTCAGCGCTGGCGCGTCAGTTACCGACACCGCGCCGCGTACACGATTGAGGAATCCCTGCGGTACTAATGGGTTTGCCATTTTTTACGCCCCTACAAAGTTGGTTACGTTCACGTTAAACGTGATGGATTCGAAGCCGCGGCGCGGCGTCATCACGGCGCTCAGGCCGTTATATTTGCCATCGGCGTAATCTGACGGGTTCAGGCTGGTGTAATTCGCGAACGGAACGGCGTTAATTACTGCGTTCCCGGCATACGTGCCTTTCTCGTACTCGGTATTGAAATCCTGCTGCGTCAGTGCGGTACCAATCACGCGACCCAGGATCAGGCCGTAACTGATGCCGTTGCGCAGCGTCTTCAGCGCGCGGCGTTGCAGACGGTCGATGCCGTTCTGCTCGTAGTACAGCGGGTTAACAGTGGTGTTTGACCCGTTGATGATTTCGTTGGCCAGATCCAGCTCAAGGTTGATTGCAGTCCATGCTACTGAGTACCAGTAGTTGAACGGATTGCCGTCCAGCATGTGGCCTGCCACCAGCATTTTGTTGCTCAGCCCACCTTCCGCGGCGGTACCGACGTAGTTGATGCTGTTGTCCTGGAGCTGCTTTAGGAGCGTGCCATTACCTTCGACCGGATACTCTGTAACCCCGTAACCAAATCGGTACGCCATCGGTGGCACCATGTTTGACGATCCAGGGTCGTTTGCCAGCGAGGACTGGAACGGGAACGCCATGGAAAACTCGCCTGCAGGGATGTTTGGCGATTCCACGCCTGCACACACAGATTTGTTCTTGGTAGCGACCCAGTCCGGATAAGTGGCTGTCGTAGTGGTGATGAAGAAATAAACCAGTGACGCCGGGCTGGTATACAGGCCAGTCAGGGTTTTAAATGTCGGCTCGCCGTCCCACTCGCGCGGCACCAGATACGAGAAGAATTTCTGGTAGGTGTTACCCAGCGAAATATCCTCATCGATAAAGTCAGACAGCGATGCTACTGCAGCAGAAACAGACACATCACCCAACTCCAGCACGTAGACCGCGCGGGTAGTTCCCTGGGCCCAGAACGTGGTGTTCATCTCGATGATTTCGTTTGCCGCTACGGTTTTCACCGTACCCATAACTGTTGCCGTGCCAGGGTCTGTCGCCAGCGGGTAAGTGAAGGCGGTAGAAGTGGTCACAGTGGCGGTGACCGCGCGGTTATAAGCAGACGGGGTAACGCTTGACACCACCAGGGGAATAGTGTCCCCAACGGTCCATCCATGCGCTGCGGACAGGGTAACCGTGACCACGCCAGTTGCCCAGGCAATAGTTGAAATGGTTTTTGCTGGTGAGGTAATAGCCTTCAGATCGTCTTTAGTTGTCAGGAGCTGATACTCGCCTGCAGCCAGGGTTGTTCCGCCCATAGAGATAATCGCGCCGGATTTAAGCAGCTGAGAGGGCTTCGGTGGATTGGTCACCGAGACGTTAATGTTAACAATTGCCATTTATTTATTTCTCCGGGTAAATGGACGGAATCGCTGACGTGATCAGCTTGCGCGCGACGTTCCGCATGCGCTGCTGGTAATAGTTGACTTTGAACTTAATGGTTTTTCTCATGGCGATGATGTTCAGCTCGTTCTGCGTGACGCGCTCGTCCTGAACGACAGGGATATTCATCACGCCCATTTCCGCGTCATCGCCGAGCGTGTACTGCTGCACGTACCTGAGGAAATCCTCAACCCCGGCATTGCGCAGGCCAGTGATAGATATCGTCACATCCTCGGAAACCAGCTGATACTGGTTCTGCTGCTCATCAAGATAAAAGCTCCCGGCGATCGGCGCGGTGTTGCTGCACTTCACCGTTGCATACGGCGGAGACAGGTTCTGCGTCGACAGCATGGCCGGGAACATCGGCATGTACTGGCTCAGCGCCAGCCATACCGGCAATGAGCTCGAAACCACAACATCTGACAGGTCGATATCGTCGGCAGAGTTGATGATCTGCGATCGCATGTAGGGGAAGATTGCCTCCCCTGTGTAGTGGTAGAGGTTGGCCGGCTCGTTCAGCCCGGTGCGCCGGGAGAAGGAAAACTGGATACCGAAGAACTCGCCGATATACAGGACATCAGATCCGATATCGTTGAACGGGTCGATATCCGCCTGAGCGGTAAACGTCACGACGTTCCGGTCATAGAGCTGCTCATCGTCCTGGATGGTTTCGGTCGTCAGGTGCAGATAGCCCTTAACGTCAACTGTATCCGGCTCGCTGCTGGGGTCGTCTGACAGAACAGAAGCTTTCACCCAGAAGACGAAACCATCGAGGGGCAGCACCTTGCGGATATACTTCGTGAACGTGACCACCTGAAAGCGGCTCAGGTCATCAAGACCCTGCGTCAGCGTGGCGTTAAGCTCTGTTTTTGCAGTCTGCTGCAACTCACTCAGGGAAGGCATTCAGCACCCCGCTTACCCAGGCGCGCATCGCGGCCTGATAGGTTCCGGTATCAATGAATGACGGACGCGGTGGCCCTTTTTTGTTTTTGAATCGCCGGGATATACCATCCAGCGCGCGGCGCGTAGGCACTCCCGGCAATCCGTTCATTTCGGTGTTGTCGAGGAAGGCGACAAACAGGTCATGGATCCGTGACATCGACTCTGCCAGAGGGTCGCTTGGCGGCGGTGCGCCAGCGAACATGTTTTCAATCGATGTGGCAAGGTCTTTGCTCATCAGTTCAGCGATGTCATTACCGTAACGATCAAAGAACGTCTGCATTATGTGATACCTTGCTTCCAGTTCCTCCGCCACACTCCCGGTTGTGGTGTTCTCGTCCTCATACGGGACGTCAATCACCCCCAGGTGGAAGGTGATCATGACAGCCCCCACAGGCTGCCGAACTGCTGGGCAATCATCAGGTACCGGCGCCCCCATGGGTCCTGCAGCATCTGCAGGTCAGCCAGTGACAGGTCTTTGAAGAAGTCCGGCACCAGGCGCTGAGCGCTGGTTGAGTTATCTCCGGCACCAGTAATTACGCCAGCCTTGAAATTGTTCAGGCCATACTCTTTTCTGAATTCAGCAAATACCGATTCGGTACCGTAGTTGACCAGGAAAGACGCACCCAGGTTGTACACGGCAATGGTGTACAGGTTCGGCGTGACGCACGCGATATCAGGGTTTACCCACTCAACCGCGCCACCATACGCCAGGGTGAAAGACGGCGAGTCGTCGGGAACCTGCGCGGCGGTCACGCCCATGTCAGTTCGAACGAATTCGATGAATCCCGACAGGCTCGTTGTCATTTTTTCTTTCTCCCGGATTGTTCAGTCACGATTGTTTCGTTAACCGTCGGGGTGTCTTCGCTGTCTTCGCGGCCTTTCGCCTGCTCAGCGCTGACTTCCATCTCGCCGGAATAGCCGGTACCGCTTTCGCGCAGCGCGCTATCCAGAGCCGCTACGGATGCCTGGCGGCGACCGTGGGCGCCACGGGTCAGGTGAATATCGTTATCGCGGATTGCTTTTTCGATTACCGACGCTGATACAGGCTTGTTCAGGCTGTAGCACAGGCCGACAAACGCCTGGCTCTGGTCGATTTTGGTCGAGTCAACCAGGCCATAAACCTGGTGATGCTGCACCACTGCATCAACTTCATCAGTTGAGCCATCCAGCACCATCATCTGATCGCCGTGGTTAATAGGGATCTGAATAAGGCGGCCGGTCTCCAGCTTGCGATAGGCGAAAATCTGGCGCTGCTTGGTGGTGTTAGCGATATAGAGTTTCATTGGTTACCCTCGTAAAAAAGCCCCTGCTGAGTCTCCCCGGCAGAGGCTTAACCAGATCAAAGAATGGATCAGGCGCTGTACGCCATGGACAGGATGGTGATTGCTTCAGGACGAACTGCCCAGCCTGCGGTAGAGCGCATTTCGGACAGAACATCGATGGCACCACCAGCGATCGGCGTCGGAATCTCACGCGGCGCGGCCATGTCGGTAAACATCAGCGCGTTCGCGGCAAGAGACGGGGTCAGCTTGGCGAATTCGTTGGTGTTCACAGTCGAGTTGACCATTGGCACTTCGACCTCAGGGATGGTGATTACCACCGCGTCGGTACCGCCAGCGCCTGCGCCGATAAGGGTATCGTCATACACCCAGTCAACCTGGACGTTTGCGCCTTTCAGCACTTCTTTCACCGTGCCGCCGACGGTGTCAGTACCACCACCAGGACGCTGGTAAGAAGTCAGCTGAACGATCTGCTGAATCTCCATGGCACCGAGAACGCGCTGCGGCCCCAGGATAACGACGCGCTGCTGGCGGCCCAGCTGCATGGTGCGGGTCAGTGCGGCCTGTACGTGGCCCAGCAGATATACCGCCATCTGGCCGTGGTCATAGGTCAGCACAGTGGTATTGCCGTTGCTGTCCGGAGGCAGGGACTCGGTGGTCGCGCCAGCGGTGTTCAGCAGGCCTTCACCGCCAGCAGGGTTCATGCCGTACAGCAGAGCAGAGCGCAGCTGCTGGAAAATGCCCTGACGCATGCCCAGGCGCTGCGCTTCCGGCAGTGCAAAGTTCCAGTTACCGGCAGCGGCCATATCATGGTGATCGTAGATACCACGGCAGCGGAACAGGTAGGTTGGGGTTGAAATCATCTTCGCATCCAGCGCCACGCTCGGCAGCTGGTTACCGTTACCGGACTGGCTGGAAGTGGTCTGGGTGCGAATGTCCAGGCGGCGCATGTAGACGTACTGATCGCCTACGCCGAGACGGACTTGCGGGTTACCGCTGGCGATGGTTTCAAACGCACCTGACGCCTGCTGGTAACCAATGATCATCTCCGGCGCGATATACGACGGATTGACGATGGTGTAGCTGGGGGTAATTGCAGCCATTTAATTCAGCTCCCGATTAAAGTAAGACCAGCGCGCAGCTGTCGGTGTTGTTCCAGGTCAGGAAGCCCGTCGCGCTGTCATAGCTGACAGTCTTGGAGTTACCTGATTCGATGGCGAGCACTTTTACCGGCAGCGTGATGTCGGAAAGCGTAACTGCGCCGATGGTGCCCTGCGTGGTTGCAGCGCCGCCTGGTGCAGTTGCCGGTGCATAGGTAAAGGTTGTTGAGCTTGGAACAGACAGCACTACCACAGTGCCGTTGTACGCCGCAGGGGCAACGCCGCTGATTTTCACGTACTGACCAGCAGTAAGGCCGTGTGCCGATGCGGTGGTAGCCGTAGCCACGCCAGAGGCATAGGTCACTGCAGTTGTCGCAATATCAGAACCAGCGAAACCGGCCGCCGCCGCGGTGGTGATCTGGTTGTTCACGAAGTCCCAGGCCAGCGGAGTTTTCACTGAAGCACCATTGGTGCCCAGCGCAACAACCTGCGCAGATGCCTTCAGCGGAACGCGCATGTTGGAACCCAGGCGGTAGTAAGAAACGCTCATGCCTGATGCGTACAGCGGAACCGGAGACTGAGGTGTGGTCAGGCCGTTGTGAGCCTGATTGAAGACAGTGAAGCCTTCCAGCTCGGCAACAGACACAGCGCGACGGATGTAAGAACCGCGCGGGCTTGAACTGGTGCCAGGCAGAAGCTCAGCAACCGGCAGGCCGCCCCACAGAGGTTTGGTTTCGGTTGCCGCCACAGTGCCCGCCGCCAGATTAAAGCGGTTAGCCGGGTCATCGAGCGCCACGCCCTGGATATAACCGTCGGACTGCACACCGAAGGAACCCAGCGCGTTCGTGGTTGCCATCGGGTTAAGAGATAAATTAGCCATGCTTGAGAGCTCCCGTTAAGCCTGGTTGTTGAAACTGGTGACCTGACGCTTGCCGGACTGGAACGGAGCCCAGGTGGCAGCAGGATCGCCTTCGAAGGTGCTGATCTGGCGACCGGTCGCATCAGCGCGTTTAATTTCGCGCAGCATGCCAGGGCCAACAGACAGGCTTGCCGATTTCTGCGCGTCGGCGTAGATCGTCTTCTCGGCCACGCTCAGCAGGGCTGAGTCAGCGATAGAGGACAGGTCGACGGTTTTGAAATCAGGCGAATGCTCCTGAAGCTGGATCATCAGGCGGCGGCGATATGCCAGCGGCTTTTCACCAGACAGCGGTACCGGCGCGCGCTTGCCGAAGCATGAGAACACGCTATCAGCCTTCACCTGTGCATCGGCGACTTCGTTGCGCTCTTCATCGCTCAACTCGGTTGGGATGCGGGAGCGCAGGTCGGCGATCTCCTGGCGCAGCTGAGAGTCAGCTTTTTCTTTCGCCATACGTTCGGCCTCTTCGGCGTCGGCCTTCTCTTTGGCTTCAGCGTCTGCTTTTTCTTTCGCGGCTTTCTCTTCCGCGTCAGCTTTGGCTTTCGCCTCTTCGGCCTCTTTTGCCTCAGCATCAGCCTTTTCTTTCTTGGCTGCTTCTTCGGCATCGGCCTTGGCCTTCAGGTCTGCTGCTTCTGCGTCAGCCTTAGCCATGCGTGCGTCAATCGCCTTATTGATTAGCGCTACGATTTTTTCCTCGTCCATCTTTTCAGCCTCGTTTGGAATGGAATCAGATTTAACACCAGTAGGGGCAAGGAGCTTGTCCCATACGCCCTGTTCACAAATTGCAACGTGGTCGAGCAATACCGGGGAACCTTCCACCAATAGAGGCTGACCGTCGATTTTGATGATTGAGTCCTGCATTTCGCTGTACGTGACGGTTGGTGAGGTACTCAGCTGCCGTGTCGCCATAATTTCGGCGGCTTCAGCGTCGTACACCCGGGCAATAGCCCAGACCTCGCCATTATCAGCAACCCAACTGTTCGTCAGGGTGCCGATAACACGCTTCGCAAATTCATCGCTATCGAGCTTGTTTTTCTCCGGGTGCAGCCAGATAAGCGGTACACCGGCAACTCGCTGGAGAAACTCTGGAGTGAGATAGTCGTCCGGGTTACGGAAGGCCATCTGTTGATCTGCAGAGCGCCAGGTAACCCCTGTTCCGGTTACCCGGATGGCGAACATCCACATGTTGATAAAGAATTGCGGGCTGCTTAGCGTCCCGTCAGCGATGAGCGCGGCCACCTCGGTTTCATTGAGCGCCTGCTGCGCCAGCATCTCAGCGAAGGGCTGATGAAGCGGTTTGGGCAGATCGTCAATGTGGAACCATCCGGCGGCCAGCGATTCGTCGTTAAGCTTCGCCTCGAACCTCTCCGGCACCTCAGCGCGAAACGTCAGATAATCGCCGTATACGCTGTGTGGAGTGAGCTGGCCATCGTACTGATAACCAACCTCTTCCAGCACCTCGCGGCGCGCGGCATCAATAGCCAGCTCGCCAGGCTCTACCGTGCCGCCAGGCGGGCACCACGTACCATCATCCGAGCGCTGGATCAGGAAGACGAACTTACCCTGACGGAACATTATCCCGCTGCCAAAAATAGCCACGTTTTAATGCTCCTATGCTGCTTTCTTCATCGACTCCATGAACTTCTGCCCCTTCTGGGTCAGCATGTATTCAGGAATGCTTCGGAGGTTGTAGATGTATGTCACGTAGCACTGGCAAAAAACCTCTTCGCCTGGCTGAGTGATTTCGTCCAGGTAGCCGGCAGGACCTGCTTTCACGTACCCGTTTTTTTGCGCCCAGTTCCCGCGAATCAGGTAATACAGCTGATCGCGTTCCTTGTGGTCTTCCCGGAAGTCATAACCCGGACGCCGCCAGTGGCTGTGCCATATCGCTGCAATCGCGTTATTGCTCGTTGCGATCACGTTGTCGATGTTGGCTATCAGCTTATGGTTCTGGTCGATCATCACCCGGCGCGCTTCATAGTCCACCTTCTCGGCGGCCTTCTGAATGTGCGCTGCCGTCTCCCGCATCGTTCCCTGAATACCGGTCAGCGCGATGCTGTCGGCAGAGGGAATGCTGCTGGCCCAGCCGCTAAACCGCGACAACGTGGTGTCGATGGCTTTTTTGCGGTTGAGCTGGATTAGGTCAGCGCTGGCGAGGATCCGCCTGTCGAGCTCAGTCCTAAGCTTCGGCTCAAGGTAGTTGAGCGTAAACCGGGATATGCCCTGGTGGCGCTTCAGCGCGCCAGCGCGACCAACCTGCAGGTCGTAAGCTTTCGTCAGGTTGCGGGTGACCATCTCCATGTAGTCATCGGCGGTTTCGCTTTCGGCGGCCTGGCGGATAATCGCCTGCCAGCGTTCCAGCTCTTCCCGGGACGAGTAGCCGTTGCGGAGAAAGAACTTCACCGCGTCTCTCACTGTTCGGGTGAAAGTGTTCATAGCATCATCCCGCCGCCAGGCTCTTCAGCTTTCGGCGGCACCGGCGGTGGGTTATCTTTCAGCGAGTCGTAATCGAGATTAAGCCGCTGAGGGAAGAGGTTCTCGTTTGCGTTGGCGTTTTCACACGCCCACTCGATCAGCGTCGCGCGGTTTTCCGGGTCAGCAGTGAGTTGCGGCAGCACCACTTCCAGCATACTGACGATCGCCTTAAAGCGCGTTTCGTCGACCTTCACCTTCTCGCTTTCCGGCTCTTTCAGGGAGGATGGCCAGCGATATTCGAAGTTGTTTATCCAGCTCGCGAAATACACGCTGTAGGTGTTTTTCAGCTCCGGGAAGTCAGCACGCAGCGACTGGAAGAATTCAATGCTCCAGGCGCGGTACTGGCACACGCGGATGAAGAACGCATAAAGCGGGTCCAGCCACTCGCGGATGTTGTCGATGTACACCGCTACAGCGCGTGCATCTTCAGTGCCTTCACCGAAGCCCTGGGCGAACGTCTCGGAGTTGAGGATGATTGCCGGCATGTCAGCGGCGGCGGCCACGTTCTCGAGAATGTGCTTACGCGCAGAGTCGAGAGGCTTTTCCAGGTTGCTCAGGTCGATTGACTCAATTCCATCTTGCGGGCCAATCTGCAGAACTTCTCCTGTTTTCCCTCGCTTCAACATCATGCGCTTCATTCCGCCAAGCGCCTGCATGACTTTGTTAACGACCGCGCCAGCACCAGCGATTTTCGTCACCAGCAGACCGCCCTTCACCGCAACCATGTCGTCGGTACGCATGGTCTGAATGAAGGATTTCAGCGGGAAAAGCGCACGCTGATACACACTGCGTCCGGTGAACCCGAACGCCGCAGGGTTGTACGCGAGATAAATAGGATCTTCGTTCTGCGCGACTATGCATCGCGATTTGTGGTATGGCTTGCCAGCCACACGAATGCCTTCGATTTTCTGGAAGTCATGGGCGTTTGGGTCCTGGTTCAGCACGATACTGCCCGCGGTATTCAACGGATCGAGAATGTTAAAGCTGACGTTGTGCTTGTACAGCGTGCGGTAGTCCAGCGATTCATTCGGCTCCTGGTTATCCACCAGCATTGCTATCGCTGATACGCCGTAAATACGGGCTATGCGCGCGGCGTTGGCGATGTGCTGGTTCGCACCCATCTCTTTCCATTCGCGCTCGAACGCGTCGCGCAGGCGCTGCTCAAGGCCGTACGACTGGGCAACATGCACGGTGCGCGGCTCATTCATCGCCATTTTAATCGGGCGATCCACCATCTTTCCGCCCAGGGGGTGGAAGAGATAAATCGTCTTGCAGGCCTGATACCCAGCCGAGGAACCAGGCTGAATATCGTCGCTGTCCAGCAATGCCATCAACTCTGGAGAGCAGCTGCCGATTTCGAAATCGTCTTCGTTCATTGGTTCTCTCGTCAGATTGCGTCGCCGCTGCCGAAGGCGATGATCAGCCCGTAGGTGTAATCATCGAGCAAATCGTCGGCGCGCTTGTGCGCGTTCTTATCGGCAAGGTGGAATCGTGAAACCTGCTTGTGCAGATGGTTTGCTGTTTCGCCCTTGAAGACGGCCGTCTTCTCGTAGGCGTATCGGGATATTTTCGCCAGCCCGCGGTAGTGATAACCGGAGGCCATAATGGCGCGCTCGTCCTTTCCTTTGCTGGTCAGGGCGGACTCAATTTTGTTGACCGGCCATCCCAGGCTTTCTCCTTTCTGCAGGAGGATGCTGCCCATGCTGGCGTCTTCGATGAACACACCAAGGCTGCCGTTGATGGCTACACACTGGCCGGAAAGCTCGTTGAGTCGGTCGAATACCGACGGCATCCACGTTTCCAGCAGCGCGCCGTCAATCTGCACCACATCCCAGTCCAGAATGGTGAGGCGCTGAATGCCGGGTCTGGTGTCGACGGCGTAATACACCACCGCCGTACCGTCATGTTCTGATCCACCTTTGACGGCGGTATCCATGACAGCGAAGACGGCCTGGCACATTTCAGGGTAATCGACAGGCTGATCCTGATTTTCACCCTCGAACCATTTGCGGACGTCGAACAGCGAAGCGGCAGACCAGTCGACGAACTCGGCCAGAAACTCCTGGCGGAACACGCGCGGGTCGTTGTTGGCCCTCTCCTTCTCCAGTTCCTCAGGAGGAACGAAGGGGTTGGATGACGTCGGAGCATGATGCTCATGGAAGCCGAGGTCTTTGTTATGGCAGATGGCATAGAAGAAGTTTTCTTCGTCCACACCGTCAGGCGTTGAGAATACGTAGGCCCGGCCTTTTGTCGTCAGTAGCGTCGGCTTAATCGACTTCGGCCAGATTTCCTTCAGCATTTCAGGCGACTTGGTAAACGCCGCCTCATCGATCAGGATAATTTCGTACTCACGACCACGACCGGCCAGTTTGTTGTCGTTGGTGACCCAGAAGTCAATCTTCCCGCCGTTCTTCAGCAGCAGGCGCTTTTCCTGCCGGCTGAAGCTCTTTTTCAGCGGCAGCAGGATTTCTTCCAGCTTGTCGTAGATCTCCTGGTACTGGCGATACTCGGCAGTGAAGATACCGACCCGACCGCCCAGCTCGATATCCATGCCCGGGCGCCGGAACTGCGACGTTGCGTAGGTCACCGCAGCGCTCGACAGCATGAAGGTTTTCCCCCAGCGTCGACCACAGCGAACCGCATTCAACTGGTGATCCCAGGAGTCAGACCAGACCGTTAACTGCCCGTTGTGTAGCGTGGGTAGGTAAATGTCGGCCATGATTTATCTTCCCGGGATTGGTAGCGAGTTATGCACGACGATCGCGTTATCCTTGTCACCGTCTTTCAGCACATCGATTTCGAGCTCAACCTTTTCGGTCGCGGCTTCGCGGTAAGCGGCATCAACGCGCTGTTTGATAATCGCCGACTTGGTGTACTCCAGCGACTCAATGCGCGCAGTGTTGCGATGCATGGCTTTCTGCGCCTGAGAGATGAGGTCATGCAGATCTTTGGCCTGCTCGCTGTCGGCTGTCTCCAGCTCTGTCTGCCAGCGCCCGATATTCTCCGCGGCTGTCAGGCTCGCCGCACGCAGCCAGAAAAGCTCATCGTCGAGCGTGAGCATCTGGGCATCTTCGGTGATAGCGTCAGAGAGCAGCATCCGGCGGCCGTAGCCACCGTGCTTGAGGGCATACTGATTGCCAGGCTGGAATGGCTTTATAGGTGGAGCGTGGCGGGAGCCTCGAATAGGTTTCGCGCCTGGGGAAATCTCACCATCCTGCGAATCGCATTCTTCTGGCTTGGCCTTGTTATGCTCACGTTGCGATTTATTAGGCTTCTGCGAATTCGCACTTTTTTTCGCATTTCCTTTCTGCGAATTCGCACCATAACTCGTTACCTTGATATAGCGCTTCGCACTTGAGTAATTCAGTCCCTGCGCTTCGCACCAGTCTCTTGGGGAAATGCCGGTTTTGGCATGCTCGGACAGGAACCGTTTTTGGAGGTCTCCCCAGTCCGGTTTTGCCATGTTGAATCACCTGCTGTTTGACATTATCGAAGCCCCTCATAGAGAAGGGCTCCTGTAATGCCCGGTCAGTCCTTAATGAACTCTTCCGTGTGAATGCCGATTTCACCAGTAAGCAGCTGAGCACTGGTTGCGTCGATGCTCACTGATGTATGAGGGTTGGCGTTTTCGTTAAGCCATTTGATTACCGGATTCACTACGTCTTCGAAGGAGGAGCTGCGAGCCTTATTAACGTCGGAAATGTGGCAGTCACCAAGGCATGGGCCTTTATCGGAAAAACAGTTAACGCAGGAATGATCGTGGATTTTCTCAGGGACGCTAAAAGTCTCATGAAAACCATGGCCTTCTTGGTACCAGCGCCAACAAGCGCGATATTCATAATCGACCGCCTCGTCATGCAACTGCCAAAGCAGATCAGGATTGCTAATGAGCTCATGGCAGATTTTAGGCTGATAGCCTTCCCCAATGGCCTGCTTGATATATTCAATCATGGCCTCGCGTGAGGGTGGCTTAGTCTGCTCTTCCTGAGTCCCGTCAGTTTCATCATCATATTCAAACACCGGGAAGCAACGCACACTGTCAACGAGGTGGTTACGAAAGATACGGGTTTCCAGCGAATCGGGCGCTGTAAACAACTCAATATTTACTCCGGAACCGAGGTTAATTTTCGGTTTATCTTTCGAGTACCCCTCAAACAACAGGCTTTCGACCAGATTGTGGGCGTTGATAATGCCGGGAAGCTTGCCGGAAGGCTGAGAAAGCTGCAGAAGCTGAACTTTCCAATACTTGATAACTTTCATGCTGTTTTCCTTTAGATGTGAGCCTGTCGTACAGGAACGCCGCCCGAGAGAGGTCGCCACCTTTAACGGCGTTCCTCAGGCTCACGACTGAAAGACTCTCGATGGTTTGCGTGTACGATACGCATAAAAAAGCCCCGCTATTGCGAGGCTGTTATTTCAGGCACTGCGTGGTGATGTATTCCTGCAGCGCCCTCAAGGCTGTTTGGTCGCTGACGATTCCGGACCGGATACCGAGAACGTTTCGTCCAGCAACTGCAGAGAGTTCGACGGTGGCATCATCGCCCATGCCGGAGGCGCTGGAGGTTTCGGCTGAGGATGGCATAGGGCATTTTCCTTTGACGAACACCCGACCACCATTATCAAGCTTGCGCTGCAGAGCATCATTTTCAGCTTTTGCATCGGCTAGCTCCTTCGTGTATTTGGCGTCCAGTGCAGCAACATCACGCTGGCGGGTCTGCATGTCTTTGATGGTGTCGTTAGCCATGCGGACACTCTTGGTGGCTTTATCTCGCTGGTCTTTGTAGGTAATGGCGTTGTCGCGGTAGTGGTTCACGAGGAGCGCCAGCACGCCGATTAACGCCACCACAATCAGTTGCAGCCAGTAACGCCTTAGCAGCGCGGTAATCACGACAGGAACAGAGCTCGCTCTGCCTCCCGCCGACGTGTCAGCCCATTCAGCACCTTCCCACCAGCTTTATTCCAGCGCAGGAACTCATCGGCTGCACCAGCGTAATCTCCGGCGTTGAGTTTTCGCAGGAGAGTCGATGTCGACAATGACCGCGCACCGAGGTTATACGTGAACGACACCAGGGCATCGAACTGGCCTTGTGTCAGCTTCACCCTGACAACTTTCAGCACGTCATTCTCATAACCAACAAGCCCTGTTTTCAGAAGCCTGTCAGCGGTTTGCTGGTCGATAGTCATACCGCGCTTTACTGGCTTTCCGTCAACCGGATGGGTCCAGCCATAGCCGATGGTCCACGGCGCATCTCCCGTTCCGGGGTCGGGGTAAGCAGTCAGCCGACAACCTTCAAATTTTTTTATCAGAGCAATTCCGTCAGGACTGGTTTGCATCGTCAACTCCCGCCTTTTTTGCTGCAAGTTTTTTAATCAGATTGCCGATCGAATCGGTGCCGATGTATCCAATAAAGACGCTGGCTATGTAGGCGAGGTTGCTGCTCAGGCCGATAAAGTCCAGAAGGTCACGAACGAACCAGGCAATCATCGCGCACATCAGCGCATCAATTAGCGTTTTTGTTACCGCGCCGCCGTTATAGCGACCACGCAGATACGCCATGATAAAAGCCAGCATTGCACCAATACCCTGCTCCTTGGCGGCAAGTAGCGCAGCGATGAAATCTTGTTTGTATGGCATTTTCATAGGCCTCACCTCCGATTTTCCGGATGGTGCTGTGTGTGTTTGTAGGGGAAAGGCCGTCAGACTCTGATTGCTACATGGCATCTGAAAATGATATCTGCGGCCTGCAATAAAAAAGCCCACGGCGCGGTGGGCAATAGAGGGTAGTGCGTTGAGCTTTTGCTCTTATGGTCCTGGTAGGTATTTGGTGTGTGGTGACCGGTGCTGTGTTTTCCGGCATGTAAATGAACTACCCGTCGTCGCCATGGTGAGCCTTTACCTCACCATCTAGCTGATAAGTTAGCGCATCAGCCTGCGCATTCACCACAACGATAATTGCACTGCGCCTGTTTCGGTTAGCGTAACGGGATTAACCGGTCACCCCAATGCAATTATCTGTTGTGCAGATACAAAAAAGCCCCGAGCTATTAACTCAGGGCCATCGAATGAATGCACTACTCCATCATTGATTTCAGATTAAACAAAAATCGCCACTTTGTAAAGTGTAGTTTTCTAGATAAATCCTATTTCATAGAAAACATTCACTATCGCGTGACTTTGTTCAACATCTGGTTTGCGTACTCTTCCTGCTTGATGCACTCACCTACCAGACTTTCGAAAAAATCCTTGTAAGACCTGCGCCACGTGGTTTCAGGTATATCCATCACCGTTACGCAGATGTATTTACGGACGCTATCAGGTAGCAATCTGGCATAACCACGCCCACTGCAGCGCGTACAGGTTTTATATGCAGGAACGCCGCGCTGTAGAATAGTTTTCTCTTTGTCTAATACTGTTCCTTTGCCATTGCACTGGCATGCGTTGGTCAGAGCACCCTTCCCTTTGCATTTGTGGCAAAGCACCTTAACCATCTCTCTTTTTTCGCTAAGGTGTGGCTGTCCGATATGCTTCATCGTCATTACTTCAGCTTCGACAAACTTATTTCCATGGCAGCAGTCGCACGTTCTGGTGCTGGCCGCACTCCGGGAGTAATCAGCAAAGGCGAAAGTTGCGAGAACTTGCATTACCTTTGGCTTAACATCACTCTCAAGCTTGCGTAAGGCAGCAACCTTATCGCAGTGCTCAATTGCATATTTTGTCAGCAAATCAATCGCTCGCTCGCGATCGTAATCACTGATATCCATCTTTCCTAGGAATGCACTGAACCCGAGAGCAGCACGGCTCTGTGTCATTCCGATCGCCGCCATAATGTCAGTGCCGGTTAATGAGTCAGATGCTGTCGCGCGTGGAGCGTCGCTAATCATCGTTGACTTCGCGAAGTGGTATTTCACTGTGTTTTCGAGATTCATGCTTCTGCTCCTGATGGTTTATAGCGGCTGATGTAATTGCGTAAAATTCGGTAGTCCGTAGCAAATGAACCTGGGTGACGATAGATGCGTAACCGAGTCCATCGCAGACGAAGATGATCAGCAAAGTAGGATTCGAGTGTCATGCGCACTCCAGTTCAGTAATGGTCAGTTCAAGTCGACCGCCTTTGACGATAGGCATTTTCACCACGCGGTAATCGACGACCTGTACGTCATCCATCCAGAAACCGGCTTTCGTCAGCGCGTCGAATGCGGCCTTTTGTAGGTTGTCCAGGTCACGGCGGCGGCGATCCGCCATGTGGCACTCAATGCGGATTTTCACGGGTGTAGCCAGGCCGATATCCAGCATTGAGTCTTTGATGATTCTGGCGACACTGTCGCGGTACGCCTGCCCCTCTGTGCTGATGTGCGTGCGCCCGCGGTTATGCCGGTAGTAGCGGTTGTTGCTCGGCGGCCACGGGAGGCTAATGCGGTATTCATTCATGCTTTCACGAGCCCCTCTTTAAGCCAGATGACCTGCGTGCGAGCCATGCCTTCCAGCGCGCACTCCTTTGCAAATTCCGCATCGACCAGACGGGTGCGGCGATCAATCTCGTCGTGGCAACTGCTGCATGCGATGGTGGCGATCAGGTCAGGCGGCTTGATTCCGGTCCCGCATAGACCAGCAAGACGTATGTGAGCCAGTACTGAGGTTTCAGGATTGCCGTTGCATACGCCGGGGATCCGCACCTGACAATCGCGGCCGCGTGCCGCTTTGCATAAATTAGCCATGTGACCTCCGCGCTTTCAGGCGATCCCATTTCACCTGGGTCAGTCGCGCGGTGTAGCCGAGCAGTGATGGGATTTCGGATGGCTTGAGTTCAGGCTTGCGCTTAGTGCGTGTCCGGACCCGGTAGATTTCGTTGGTGATGATGCGAGCGAGAGGGCTAGCCATTACGCAACCCTCCCGAAGTAATCACCTGAGTAGCGAACTTCACGGAGTTGCACGCCGTTTTGCACAGCAAATGCCTGGCTGTATTCGATGAGACTGGTCATGCGACGGATGCCCATCTTCGCAGTGCTTTCCCGGATGGCGCAGAACTCCCCTTCCAGACCCGGCACCACTTCACCAGGCTTACCGGTGGCAATGGCATGGCCTGAGACATACAGGACTTTCCATGAAGCGAGGTCGCGCGACTTGCCAGCCCATTGCAATTGCTTCGCTGTATCGCCACAAAGAGCGTGGAAGAGGTCGTTTTGGGCGAGAGTGCGGTCAGCCTCAGAAAACTTCACCACGAGCGGCAGAGCGTCGTTAACAGGCAGCTTCCTGATGTAGTCGATGAGGTTATCGCGAACGCGTTCTTCGCGGAGGTAGAAAACAGGCTGTTTCATACGCCACCTCCGAGAGGTAACGTAGAATGCAGAAAATCGCAGGTGCATTTCTGCATCTGTGACAAGGTGAGGAGTTCAGATTGTTGTCGCATTTAAGTCCCCTTAAATGCGAAGAAGTCACCAATGGGTGTTCAGGCCATCAGCAAAGAAAGTATGGACGGTTGATTCAACAAAATCAACTCAAGAGAAAGGCCTCCGAAGAGGCCTGTTTGTTATGCGTCGAATGGGTCAGGCATTATGCGATACCACTGATGGCGAACTTAGTGGGCAGGCGACACCGATAGGATGCTTACCATTGCAGATAAAGCACCGCATCTCACTAAGCACCTGAGGATGGGTAGTGATCGTCTGCGTAGGATTACCCTCGCTCAATGCATCCCGGAACGCGACCGCTACAACCTTCCCGCCCAAAGCTTCCATATGGGCATGTACTGGCGGCTCCTTGCCGTCTTCGAACTCAATGACGAAAGTTAACTTGCCCATCACTTCACCTCCTGCTGCGGTGCTGCTGGTGCGGCGGCGAGCATTTTCGAGTAGCAATGCACTGTATTCAGCCAGAACCCAACCACCGATTGTCCAGCACGCAACATATCTTTTGTTGGGTCAATCGGAACAAGTTTCCATCCATCCGGAATCACCGGAGAGTTGCCAGCCACCATTTTGTTGGCATCACCAGAATGGTCTACCATGTCGAGGTGTTGCTCGGTATGGTTGCCAGCCTGGGCGGTAGGCATATCTGGACCTTTGCTAATCGCCCGTGCAAGATCGATTGGGTCATCGTACAGCCAGTCACCTGTTTGTGGATGATTGGCCTCTGCCAGTTGTGCAGCCCACTCCAGTCCGTCTTTGTGTCCTTGTAGATAGTCCAGCGGTAACTCATCACTATTACTTACAGGTTCGGCCTGAAGCATGGCGGCGCGGCACTGATTGAATCCATGCGCCCACGCTGATGCAAGAGCCATATCGTATTCGGTGATTTCCTCTGGCACATCTTCCCAACTAACTTCATCAGGCACAGATGCCGGCGCTGGCGGGGCGGTGTAGAGAGTACGAGTGTCCTCACCGTCGCTGCTAAGGCGAATCATTTCATCCTCGTCTACGTCAGACCAGGTATCATCGCTGTTGCCGTAGACTTGATGCACAGCCTCCGCTTCGAGCGATGCCAGCGCGACACGCGCCAGCGAAGAAGCCTCACCGCATTGAACGTGGTCAGTTTCGATAATTTGCTGTAACTGCTCTTTGGTGAATTCTTTGGTAATAGTGCTCATGGGTTAGTCCTCCCTGTACGGATTTAATTTGTTGTGCAGTTTGTTAAACGGCCCCCATACGATGGAGCTATACCACTCAGCTATTTTTTCTGCCTGTTCTCCTGCTAACCAGATGAGGACTATCGGTGATATTGGAGCCATTAAAATAAGAAAGAGAAGGAAAAATAGAGCCTCTTTAACCCGACTTTGACGTGGATAATTCTTCCGGAATATTTTTGTCACAAGTTATCCCCCTCTTGATACCGCTCGAACCGGAACACAACTGGTGCGTTAGTCTGTTTAACCAGGCCAAATGATTCCGCTGTGCGGTAACTTCTTGACGCACGGCGAGTTACATCAACCTGAGTGGCTATGCGGCTGCGAAAGTCTTCTACTGTGCTGCACATTTTGAACAAGTTGCATGGAATGCATGCTGGAACCATGTTGCTGACCGTGTCATTTTCTGGCCTGTCCATTGCGTAGCCGTTGCTGATATTTCTTCGTACCGCTTCTACATGGTCTGCATGCCACTTATCGCCAAGTTCACAGCCGCAATAAGCACAGCGACCGCCAAACTTCATGCGCAGTTCTGCACGCTGTTTTTTCGTCAGTGCCATCTCATTCCCCCTTCACGCCAATGCCAGCGGCGCGGAGTGCTTCTATGAAAACATCAAGCCCCTGATTAAATCCGATAGCCTCATAAAACTGTTTTGTGTGCATGTCCGGTGAATTGCGATATTCGGGCAGCTTCACCGTCCGCGCCTCCAGTTCTGCTATGCGATTTTTTGCCTGCTGCAATTCAATAAACCACTGTTCAGAATCGTCGCGCATCTGGAGAGCCTGTTCTTTCCACGTAACGGGCCAGAGAGGGCCGCATCCGTTAGGGCATGGTTCTGTTTTGCTATCGCCAGCCGTGATGGTGCCAGCAGCCATATTTATGCTGTTTTTAGTCAGGACAAATCCACATCCAGCGCAGCGCATTATTCCTGGAGCAATAATTGCAGATTGCTGTTCTGCTATGCGCTTCTCTGCGGCTTCCAGCGATGCCAGCAGCGCCAGCACGGTGGCGGGGTTGGCTGCGGCGATAAATGCAGCATCACGCGCTTCGTTTTCACTGAATACCATGGCTATTTGCTCATGGTTCACGCCGTCAGTGGAGTAAATCTCATCGTCGAACTCAACAGCCCACCGGCCTTTCGTCGCCTTCTCCGCCGCTTCACGCAGAGCCTGGTAATTAATCTCGCTCACTGGTTGCCTCCTTTGCGAAGCTGGGCGGCGATATCTTCGAGAACGCCATCAGAGAATGAGCGG